CTATGTAATTCTAAATAAATGTAAAATTGCTTTATTTTTTCTTAAAAAAATGAAAGAAGATTTAGATGATATTTATCATATAAAATGACCACCAACACGCAGATGCTTGACAATCTTATCACCATCCTTAACAAGATGGAGATTACGGATGAAGACGACTTTAAGAAAACAATGAATAATGCTGTCAAAAATGCTATGAATAATAAGACTAAATCTACAAAGATAAAGACAGATAAAGAACCTAAAAAACCTACAGCTTATCAGCTCTTTGTAAAAGAGAAGATGCCTGAGGTTAAGGATATGAAGAAGATAGGTGAAATGTGGAAGGCTCAGAAGCAAAAATAATTAGAAAAGGAAAAAGTAATAGAAGACATTATTTAATGTCTTTTATTACATTATTTAAAATAAAAATGATATATATATCATTTATTATTTAAATAATATAATGAACGATAACATGAAAGAATGGATAAATGCGCCAATTATTAAAATTGCAGATCTAATTTTAAAAGAAGAACAAGAAAAACAAGTATCAGAACTTACTTTTATATAAAAAATAAATATATTGGCTTAAAACTTTGTTATTATAAAAGTAATATGATTATTAAAATAGATACAAGGGAGAAAAAATTAATTGAAACTTTTAAAGAATATTATACAGATATAGATATATCTGTAGAACAATTGGATATCGGTGATATAATAATAACAAATAATTATTGTAATATTTTAATTGAACGAAAAACGATATGTGATGTTTTAGCATCAATAAAAGATGGTAGATGGAAAAATCAAAAACAACGCATTTTAGATAATTATGAAAAATCATTGTATATCATTGAAAATGATGATATATTTAATAATGAACAAAAATTATCTTCCGCATATATAAATACATTGTTTCGTGATCGTATTCCTATTATTTTTACAAATTCTATATCAAATACTGCAAAATTAATAAAACTTATTTATGATAAATTACTTGAAAATCCTTCTAGATTTGTAAAACAAGAAATTAGTTATGTTAATACTGTAAAAACAAAAACAACAAAAATTGAAAATATTGATAAAAAAAATTGTTTTATTTTACAATTATGTCAAATACCAATGATAAATCAAAAGATAGCTTTAAAAATAGCAGAAACACACAATAGTATGAAAGATTTTATAGCAACTTTAGAAGGGTGGGAAGATCCTACAGAATATTTACAAGCAATAGATAATATTGGTATAAAAAAAGCTGAAAAAATAATTGAATATCTATTGTAAATATAAATATAAAAAAGTAGCATTACATAAATGCCATATTAAAGCATTAGAAGGTCTCCAACTAATATGATAAGGTTCAACAGTATATGATATAGTATTGTCATAATGAGAGATAAAAGCAATAATACAAATTAATAAAATTAAGATGTTATTTTCTTTATTAAATAATTTATATAATATTTTAGATAATCCTAAGAAATAAAAGAATATTGAAAATCTATTTATTTTTGTATATAAAATCATTATTGTTATACAAATAAATAGTGATAAATAAATATTTTCAGTAACTATATATAATCCAATGAGTAATATAGAAAACATATCATAATAATAGATATTATATATTTTGCGTTGTGGTAATATTTCATGATCATACATATGAAACATTGTTGAAGATACACATAATTGTAAAAATAAAATTTTATAAATAAAGTTATCCAATACTAATGCAAGTATTAAAAATACTATGCTAGAATAAGGACAACTAATCATATTATTTATATAAGAACAAATATTTATTAATAATAAATATGGAAAAACAATATCTTAACGATATTTGGGTTTTATATTTTCACGATAATTCTTCAAATTGGGATAATTCTAGTTTTAAGCAAGTAACAATAATAAATTCCGTTGAAGATTTTTGTAAAATCTATAAACTTTTAAATAATGAAAATTATTGGTTAAAAGGAATGTTTTTTATTTTTCGCGAAAATATAATGCCAAGATGGGAAGATGAAAATAATATAAACGGTGGTTGTTTTTCTTATAAAATATTAACACCTGAAGCAAATAATAAATGGTTTGATTTATGTGGAAAAGTTTTAGGTGAATCATTAAGTTCAAAAGAATGTTATAATTCAAATATAAATGGAATATCGATAACACCTAAAAAAAATGCAAATATAATTCGTATTTGGTTAAAAGATAATGAATTAGTTAATCCCGAATGTTATAATATAAGTGTAGCTAAGTTTTCAACATTATTATATAAAAAACATACAAATGATTAATATATTATATGATTGTTTTACGTATAATAATTACAATTATTTTAATAATAATTTATTTTTGTTGTTTAATTATTACACCTAAATGTAATGTTAATAATTTATCAAATATTTTTATTAAATTAATATTATATGTGTGTAATTTAACAAAAATAAATATAATTAATAAAGATATCTTTGATAAATATTATAATAGTAATAGACCATTTATAATTGTATCAAATCATACATCTTTATGGGATGGTTTAATGTTAAACAATGCATTTTGTAGATTACGATATTTAGCTGCAAAAGATGCAAATAAAATGATTTTTGGAACTAAATATATTTTTGATAAATTAGATTGTATTATAGTAAAAGAGAGTGGAACTGTAAAAACAATACAAGAAAGAGTTAAAAAACGGCAACCAAATGATAATATTTTAGTTATATTTCCAGATGCTATGGATCGAATACCAAATGGTAGAAATATAGCACCGTTTAAAACTGGTGCATTTGCAACAGGTTTTGATATTTTACCAATTTTAATTAAATATAAAGATTATACAGTTGATCCTACATTTTATTGGTATAAAAAAGAAAATCCATTTCATGCATGGATAAAAATTTTATTGAATTCAAAATTTTCCACAACAATTAAAGTGTTACCTTTAATAAAATCAATGGATAATGTAGAAGAATTTAAAGATAAAGTTTATAAAATTATGTCGGATAATTTAGTAAAATTATAATATACACTATTTTTTAAGTGTTAAAATTATAATTTGTTATTAGCAATTTAATATAACAAATAAATATTTTATAAATAAATATTAAATATAATTTATGTTGTAGTATTTATTTCAGGACTTAATGCTAATTTAATAGTTCCTAAATTTGCAATTTTATAACAAAGAATTAATGGATATTCTTGTTTTAAATATATTTCAACTTTTTCACAAAGATTTGTGCATTTAGTAAAAATAGCTATATATTTTAAATTAAATATACCTTGAATAATATTTGTATCTTGATCATCTGTTTGTGTAATATTTACACTATAATTATTATCAATACCAATTACCGTTTCTTGAGTGCAAAATTCTCCTTTACAATTTAAATATAAATTTTTATCTACACTTCTAATTTCTATTGTTTCTGCAATATTATACATATCTCTAATTATTTTTTGAAAATATACTGTTGGCATAGTGATTGTAGTATTAAAATCAACTGGGGGTATTTTAATATTTAAAACATCAATATCTAACATATATAATTTATAAGTTGTTTTATAATTTTTATCAGGATTTTCAATTTTTATACCTAACTGATTTGGATTATTTTCTTCAATAAATAATGTTAACATATCATTACTTGTAATTGTTTTTATTATTGTATGTAATTTAAACATATTTAGACCTACAAATACTTTACCACTTTCTGCAGTGCATTTATAAAATTCAAACTCATCCGCTTCCATTTTTGCAAATATTAACACTACGTGGCTTGTATCCATTGCCATTATCTTTAATCCAGTTTCATCAAATTCAAAATTAACATCAACAAGTATTTCTTTTAAAGCATCTATTACTTGCTTAAATGTTGTTGCTTGAACAGTTTTTAATTCTAAAATATTATTATCACTCATTTTACAATATTTTTTACGTATATGTTTATATCTATTTACAGTAATATATTTATTATTTACAATATTATAATTATTTATTTACCATAATATTTATTTACCATAATATTTATATTCCTCTTCGTTAAATGTAATTGGATATTTTTTTTCTAATTCTTTTGTTCTTAATTCATCATTTTCCCTTTGTTTACCAGTTTTTTTACCTAATATATTCATCATACCCGTTAATAAATCGTTATTCGTTATCATACTAGTCGGATCTATTTTAAAAAAATCATAATATAAGCTTGTCATTGTAAGATTACCATTTTTTGATTTACTATCTTTATATTGTTTATTAATAATATTTTTAACATTGGAATAATTAATTGTCATTTCTATATTTATTTTCAATAACATAAGAAATCATTTCATATGGATGTTCATAATTTGATTTAGTTATAATATCATTAATATTTTTTGGAAATCCTGAATTATAAATTGACATCATTAATTGTTTATTTTCATCAATATATATCCAATCATTAAGATCAGGATTTGCTCTAATTAATCTAAAATACATACGAGGATATTTTCGTTCTATATTAAGATTTGATAATAAATTATCAATTTTAATATTATTATAACGTTGATAAATGTGTATTTTTTCGTGTATTAATAAAGCAACAAAATCATAATATTTTTTTGAATTATTTATAGATTTTAATATATCAATGTGAATAAATATAATATCTTGACGTGTATGTGGATATTTATCTTCATAAGATTTAGATTTTATAAAAGCAAATTTCCATAATATTTTATGAATGTAATTATCTTTTGGTATTAATTTATGATTCAAATTACTAAAAAAAAGATCAGCACGAATACAAGCTAATAATAATATAATATAATCTTTTATATTTAATTCTTTATTTGATTCATTATGTTCTTTAACTACCTTTTTTATATATTCTTTATAATCTGAACTATGTCTTGCTCTTATATCTTGTATTGTCATATTTTTACAATAATTATCATTATCATTAATTAAAAATTGAATAATTTCAGCATCAATCAATATATGTGTTATATATATAAATAATAAAAATGATATTAGTAATATAAAAATTAGTAATATCATAAGATTTATTTAATTAAGTTATATTAAAAATGGTTAATGTAGTTTTGGCTTGTTGCAAAGATGGAGGTATAGGTATGAATAATAAATTACCCTGGTATATTAAAGATGAATTACAAATATTTAAAATTATCACTAATAATTCTACCGTCATTATGGGTTATAATACTTGGTCTTCATTACCTAGAAAACCTTTAATTAATAGAACAAATGTTGTTTTAACTAACTCTAAAACTAAAAAACTTGAATTATTAGAAAATTATAATGTAATAGTATTATCATCAATAGAAGAAGCTATTGAAAAATATAAAAATAATCAATGTTATTATATTGGCGGTGCTAGTATATATAATTATTTGATCAATTTTAATTTAATAACAAATTTATATATTAGTATAATTCATAAACATTATGAAACTGATATTAAAATCAATATTGATAAATTATATGAAAATGCACATAATATTGAAAGTCGTCAAGTTTTTAATGATTTTACACATTTTCATATTAAGTTTCAAACAAATGCTCTACTGCTGAATAATCCAAATTAGGATCTGATACACTTATATAAATATTTTTTCCAAAATCTTTACGCACAATTGTATAATATAATTTACGTTGTTTAAGTTCTTCTATCGCTATTTTACGATAATCCATATTATTTTTTAATTCATTTACTTTTATAAATGGTGGCATATTATTTGCTAAATCATTTGTTCTTAACCCTATTAATGATGTAAATTCATATTTATACAATAGTTTTTTTGCTAAAATAGTATTATCTAAACTAGATTTAAGATTTTCACGAATTATATTAATATCATCAAATTCAACATATTTTACTAAAGAACTCATATTATTTTTATTATAATAAAATGTTTTAATATCATTTTTATATTTAATGCCATATTTCTCCTGTTACTGTTGATATCCATAAATATGTTCCATCTATGTTTTTTATATAGGATACTGGATCATTTGAAGAATGTTTATATTTTTCTGGGGCTTTTATGTTTTTATCAATAATCCTTGGTAATGTTGGATCATTTGCTAATAGTTTATTTATTGGAATACCATCTTCCGTAAAATCTGCATAATATTTTTGATATAATATATTATTTGTTATATAATTTGTTTCTACTATTTTCATTGCACTATGTGTACAATCTTCTCTTAAATTACAATTCTTACATTCTTTAAAAAGACTCGATCTTAAAGTTTCTTCATCAATATTTACAGAAATATATAAAAGGTTTTTACACACTTTGCAGAACTCAAGCATATTTAGTTTTTTATATAAGAAATCATTTTTATATATTTCTTAAATGAGGTGTTTTATTATTACTACAAATAACCTTATTAACCGTAAAAAATACATTCATACTGTATTACAATATATTAAAGATGACTTTACTATTGAAACTATTGATAAAAATATAGAGTATGTTAATAAAACTAAATTACAACAAACTAATATTGAAGAATTTGATAAAAGCATTGTAAATATTAATAAATATATGGCTGATAATATTGAACGTCATAGATTAGTTTATAATACTATTGGTGAAAATGAAACCTGTTTAATATTAGAAGATGATAATGTTATGTTAAATGAACATTTAAGTCATATTAAAGAATTTATTAAAATTAAAGATACTATTATGAAAAACTTTGATATTGGAATTATTGGCATTTCTACACAAAATAATGATGAAAAACCATTAGAATTTGTTAATTATAGATTAACTGGTAATCCAAATATAATTGGTTCTAAATCTGCATATATGATCACAGGTAAATTAGCTAAAAAATTATATCAAAACTTTAATGAACATAAATATAGTATGAGAGTACAATTATCTAAATATATATATGATAATTTAGATGTTAAAATTGGTATTTCTAATAAACATTTATTTTTAGAAGGTTCTAAAATTGGTATATTACCAAGTTCATATAATAAAAATAATTTATTAATATTCAATCCAGATTATATTAAATTATTGCAATTAATGAATCAAAATGGTTCTATTAAAGATGCTGAATCTATTTTTGAAAGATTATCTACTATTAATAGTGCAGATGCTAATCATTTAATGGGCATCTTTTATCATAAAAATAATATGAATGATAAAGCTCTTGAATATTTTGAAAATTCATTTCAATTATTAAAACAACAAAAAGGTTATCTTGGTAAAGATAGTGAAATATTAAACAATTGTATTAATGTATATCAATATAATCAATAATGTTTCTTTTTTAATTCTTCAACATCCTTCTCAATCTTATTTGCTTTTTCTAAATTATTATCTAAACTAGTAACTGCTTTATTCACTTCTTCAAATTTTCTATTTGTTTCATCAAAATTAGTTTTTATCATTTTATCAATATCCGCAATTTCTTTATTATTTTTCTTTAGTTTTTCAATTTCATCTTTAAGAACCTTAAAATCATTAGGATTTGCAGTAGGTGGTTGTTTCTTTAGTTTTTCAATTTCATCTTTAAGAACCTTAAAATCATTAGGATTTGCAGTAGGTGGTTGTTTCTTTAGTTTTTCAATTTCATCTTTAAGAACCTTAAAATCATTAGGATTTGCAGTAGGTGGTTGTTTCTTTAGTTTTTCAATTTCATCTTTAAGAACCTTAAGATCATTAGGATTTGCAGTAGGTTGAGTTGTTTTAAGTTTTTCAATTTCATCTTTAAGAACCTTAAGATCATTAGGATTTGCAGTAGGTGGTTGTTTCTTTAGCTTTTCAATTTCATCTTTAAGAACCTTAAGATCATTGGGATTTGCGGTAGGTTGCTGAGTTTTAAGTTTTTCAATTTCATCTTTAAGAACTTTAAGATCATTGGGATTTGCAGTAGGTTGAGTTGTTTTAAGTTTTTCAATTTCATCTCTAAGAACTTTAAGATCATTGGGATTTGCAGTAGGTGGTTGTTTCTTAAGTTTTTCAATTTCATCTTTAAGAACTTTAAGATCATTGGGATTTAGAGTGGGTGTAAGAGAAGATAAGGATACATTAGGATTAGTAGATTGAAAAAGTGTTTCAAGTTGTTTAATTCTATTATCTAAACTTAATAATTGCCGAATTGTCTGCTGATTACTCATTATTTAATTATATAAATATAAAAAATGATTATTTTATAATACAATAGTAAAATGTTAATTCCAATTCGTTGTTTTTCGTGTAATAAAGTTGTAGGTGATAAATATGAAGAATATATACAGAAATCAAAAGATAAATCAAAAGATAATAAAGAAATTTTAGATGATCTTGGATTAAATAGGTATTGTTGTAGAAGACATATGATTACTACAGTAGATTTAATGGAGATAATATAATAAATGGAACGTGAATATTTAACGTTTATGAAATATGTAATAAGTTTAATAGATGAAATAGGCGATGTTATTAAAGATGGTAAGCCAGATGAAAAATTATTTAAAAAAATAATTAATATTATTTTAAAACCAGAGTATAGAATACAACTTGGTATATTAATAATCTTAATATCATTTATAATATATATAGTAAGTGTATTATGATAATTTTAATATTAATAGTAATTGTAATAATATTTTTATATTTTAGGTATAAAGAACCAAGTGATTATGATAAGATCTTATTTATTAATAAAATAGATAAAGAACGTTATATTATTTTAAAAAATTATATAAAAGAGTTTAAGAAAAAAAGTAAAATAAAGAGTGATAAATATTTCGATTATCTACATGATATTTATACTGGAATATTAGAACTATGTTATTCATTACATATTGAAAAATTAAAATCAAAAAATATTAAAAGATTAGATGATTTAATATATCATTTTAAAATTAATTATTACAATGATATAATGAAATTAAAAAAATATAGTAAAAATCCAATTTTATTAAATAATTATGAAGTTGTTCCGGCAAATTATAGATTAAATAAAAATATGTTACCTTAAAATTAAAATGAATAATTATAAGGATTTTATTGATGCCGGAGCTAAAATGGATCTTAATCCATATAAAGCAAATGTTGCTACAAGTCAATGTGCATTAAATTATACGGGTTCTAGTTTTGCAGGTGGTAAATCTTCAAAGAAAGCAACTGTAAAGAAAGCAACAACAAAGAAAGAAACAACAAAGAAATCAACAACAAAGAAAACTAAAGTTCCTAAAAAATAATAAACATATTAACATTAAAAAGTAATTAAAAGATTATTTTTACATATTTCTTAAAGATAAGAAATGTCTAGTATTATTTTTCAAGATGTAAATAATATTGAATATACTTCAATTAAATTTGATTATTTAGCAATTAATACAGATGATATATTAGATCAAAAAGAAGGTGAGAGATTATTGGTTAATCAATCAGGATCAAGATTTAGTATGATTCTTTTAGATAATGGATTATTTTTAAATTCAACAAGAGAAGAGGCACAGCAACATATTGTAAATAATTATTCATTATATGCACAAAATGCGTATTTCGAAGGAACTTTAACAGCAAAGTCAATTAACATATTGGATGAAGATATATCAGATAGTAATATAGCAAATTTATTGAATGCAATAAATTCAAATATAGGACCATTTGAATCATATGTTGATCCATTGTATCAAACATACCGAAATTATTATACACATAATAACATTAATATTTTAGCAAATTCTGATACTCAACACGCACGTAGTAATTTACATCCATTACATATTAATCGTAGTGCTGAATATTCTTCATATAATACACAATTATCGATTGGTAATAATACGGATGATAATAATAATAATCAATCGGAATTATTAATTGGTATATTAGGTGGTCATTATAATTCACCTGCGACAATAATAACAAATCCAGGAAAATCATTAGAATTTTATATTTCTAAACATAATTGTAATATTGATAAATTATATGAAGATCATATTAATTTTCCTAATTATTCTACAATACCTACATTAAAAATAGATACAGATAATTGTGTTAATATAAATAGTTCAAATAGTAAAACATTAAGATATGAAGATAATGATGAAACTACAAAATTAAATGTTGAAGGTTATGGATATATAAAAGAATTATTTGTATATGATCATAATTTAGATAAACCGAGTCATTTAGATGATATATATTTTAAAAAGGCAACACAAAATTTCGCACCATCTAATATAATACCTGGAACATTTGATGGTTATTTTGGTTTTAATTCAAATCTTAAAGTGAATTGTAATATTGATGTAGCAAATATTATTACATTAGATCTTAATAGTAGTTCTGCTAATATTGATAATATAAAAACAACAAAAATAGATGCAACAAATATTAATGTATCTGATCATTTTTATAAAGACAATGATCAATTAAATATACAAAATATAACAGTAAAACAGATATCTTATAAAGAAGATACTATAAAGAGTAATTTATTATCTAGCTATTTTTATATCAATGAAGATATATATAGTAATATAAATTATAATTTATGTAATATAGGATTAATAAATAATATAATTGGAATTAATGATAATATTAAATATCAATTAATTAATGATACTTGTAATGCATTATATAATATAGATATGGAATATTATACAATAAATAATATAAATAAAGGTCTTTATAATGAATTTAAAATTAATGGTTCAAATATTGATTTAAATTGTAATATTATTACAGAGTGTAATATTAATATATTTAGTGATTTATCTAATCATTTTATATCAACCGTAATTCTTAGTAATACTGAAGAAATAACTTCAAATATATATGATCTTTTGTATAATGAAGGTTATTATAGTTCAAGTAATATATTACAGTATTATATAAAAAATCATAATGAACTTGAAATAGATTATAATGATCTTTCAAATATTTTGAATGATTATAGTTTGATTGATGAAAATTGTAATATAACAAGTAATATATTAAGTAATATAAATATATCAGGTTTTAGTAATTTATATATTGAAGATTATTATACAGATTATTATTTAGAATCAATTTATCCGAATATTAGTAATAGTAAATTAGAAATAAATAGTAATTATAGATTACATATATCAAATATTGTTAATAGTTCTGAACATACAAAAGAGGAAATAATAAATGGAATATATGAAAATGGAATAAAAGAATATCAATATACATATGATATTGAAAGTAATTTTAATTTCCATTTGAATATAAGTATATTAAATAAGAATGATATATTATTAAATTATAGTAATATATTAATAACAGAAGGATCATTAAATATAATTGATAATTATATTATAAACTTTGATGATTTTAAAATTAAATTAAATTCAAATTTGAATAATATAATAACAAATATACCTGAAAGTAATTTATTATCGTTTGAAACTTGCGTAACTACAATATCAGAACATATTAATTCTGTAAATGGTCATTATAAATTAACAAGTAATTTAGATGTTATTTTAAATCGTTTTGATTATAAAGGAATAAATAAAGAGACAATAATTAATCGTCAATTACTTAATTTTATAACAAACTATGATACGAGTAATATAGAAACTGATAAACAAATATTAACTTATCATATAAATGATGGTATTACAATAGATCAAAATAATAAAGATATTTCAGTTCCAAATGGAAAGTTAGCAATTGGAACAAATAATACTAATGGTTCAATGTTATCAATAGAGAATAATAATAGTAATGCAGAAATATACATAAAAAATATAATTGAAGAGGGTGAATATGATGTAACAATAGGTCATAATCAATCAAGTAAAGAAACTTTTACAATAAAGACAAATAATATAAAGGAACATAATATAGAATTAAATGCGGGTGTAAATGGTCCAAATTTATTTTTAAAAGCAAATACGAATAATGTAGGTATTAATACAAGAAATCCTACAAAATCATTGGATGTAAATGGTGATATAATAGTGAATAAATATTATATAAAAGAATTAAATGAACCGCAATTAATAGCAAATTTTTTAGAATATGAGGATGATATAAGATTATTAAAAACGAAAAAACCATTATTAATAGATACAAAAGTTGAAATGAAAAAGGATTTACATATAAATAAAATATTTAAAAGTGGTAATGAATTATTTAATTTTGATAAAAAAATAAAAAATAATAATGAATATTTAGAATCGGATGTAGGTTGTATATTTATTGGTGAAAAATTAGGAAATAAGAGTATTGATAATACTGCGATGTTATTGCAAAATAGTTTAGATATAAAAGAGAATAATACGGTATTTAGGTTATTAAAATCAAATAGATGGTCTGGTGGTGAAGGTGGAGATCGTTATACAGGTATAGAATTTACGGAATATGAAACACCTCATTATACTGGTTGGTATATACATAATAAACATAATAATAATGATTTTGAAATAGGTTATCGTAATAATTATGAAGTGTCTTATCCAATATTAAAAACAAATTATACATCTGAAGGTATAAATACTGTTGAAATTGGTAATTCAGAAAGTAAAGATAATATTATATTAAAAAACAATGTTAAAATAGAAGGGGATATTGATGTAACAGGAATTTATAAATTAAATGGTGTAGAGTTTTCTTCAAATAATATTATTTTATCTACATTAATAGATCCATTGTTGGATGTAGACAATACAAATTTTCAATCAGGTGACATAGATTTACGAACAGCATCACGAATAGTAAACAGAGTGGCTGATAAATCATCAATGTTTATAGGAACATATTATGGTGGAGATGGTAGTATAGATAAATCATCGTTTTTTGATAGCTATTTACAGGCACATTATACTAAACTGCTTACTGAAAATAATAGTAATTTTGATGCAAAATTGAATATTATAACAAAAGTTAATACAGGTGATAGACAACCACCTTTATTAGCAGTTAAAGCAACTTATAAATTTGTTGAGATTCCTGTAAATAATTTTGTTAAATCAAGTATTCGAATAGCAACTTTAAATAATACGATAAATGATTATTGGGAAAATAAAAATTATACAGATTTAATATATAAATATTATGATGATAAATGTGTATTTAGTATTGATTTAAAACATCAAAATAATAAAATTACACCATTTAAGATAATAAAAAGAAAAGATAAGAGAGTATATAGTAAATTAAGTTTTAATGATAAAGCAGAAGAAGATAGATCAGATACATTTTTTCATATTATAGATAATACAAATGATGCTTTATTAGTTTTGGAAAAAACAGATTCTACAGCAGTTAAAATTAAATTAGAAAATGAAATATCAAAATGGAATATTATAGGTAATGAAAGTTTAAAAATACAAAAAGAAGATAAAAATGTATTATTATTGAATGAAAATGGTATTGGTATTAATAATGAAGATATAAATGCATCATTGGATATAAATAATATAAATAATGTAGGTATTGTAATTAATAATAATAATAAAGATTCTATTGATACTAAAAATATTGAAATTAAAGCAAATAGTATTTGTAATTTAGAAATAAGTTCTAACGTATTAGAAATTGAATATAATTTAAATAATTTGAAGGATGATCGTAATACAAGTAATATAGAATATGAATCAAATATAACAATAATAAAAACATTATATAATTGTAATTTTAAAGGAAATAGTATAAAAGATTATTCAAATTTTTATGATGTTTTTATTACTAATTATGATTCTGAATCAAATTTTACATTGGAAATTAATGTAAATGATATAAAATTTAGTAATTTATTATTGGAAAATTCAAAATTATCAAATATAAGATTAGATACAATTTTATATGAAGGATCAAATGATACTAATACAGATGTAAAAGTTGAAATTAATACAATATATAGTAATTTAAATAATTTATTGATATCAAATATTGATAATAGTAATTATAATATATATTTAAATGGTATTGATGATTCAGCAACATTATTAAGTAATTATGAGATATCAAATATAAATTTTAATATTTATCATCCTAATAATTGTAATTATAATTTTACAACTGATATAAACTTAGAATTAAATTATACTATAAAAACAAGTATTATATCTGGTATAGCAAGTTATCTAAGTATAACTGAAAATAATACGAATGATTATACAATAAATTTTATAGAAGATGAATATAGATCATTGGAATTAAGTTCAAATATAATAGATAATTTAAGTAATACAATAATAATTGAAGGAGAAGAAAGGAGTTATAATTTAGATAATATTACATTGAAATATTGTAATATTAATAATGAATGTAATGTATCTATAGACATAATAGATGAACAGAATCATATAAAATTAAAAAATAATGAAGATTTAAATAGTTATTATATAACAAGTAAAGAATCAAATTTTAATATTTTGTATCAAAGTGATGATAATGCTAAATTATCTGAAATATTAAATTTAACAAATACGGGTAAATTAAAGATAGATGAATTAATTGTGAATACGATAAGGGTATCAGGATCAATATATGATACTGAAGCAGAAATATTTTGTAATGAAGATTTTAATACGATAAATATAAAGAATAATCATTTGTATATTAATACGGATAGTGATTATAGTATTTTAATAAATACAAATGAATTTTTGGATATTAATTCGAATGCGAATATAATATTTGGGAATAAGGATAATATAGAAAATGTGGATATAATAACATTACAAAGTAGTGAAAAATCAGGATATATTAAATTAACAACAAAAGATTATGAAAATGATTATAAAATAGGTAAAACGAATAATAATTTTGATATTTTATATGAAGATCAATCAATATTACGTATAAATCCGGTGAATAATACTGTAATATATTCAAATTTTGATACAAATGATTTATCACAAGAAGGTGATGATGGTATAATATTATCAGGTGAGATAGATAATTCAAATGTAAAGAATATAACAACAAATTATGATTATATATTTAATTCAGGAAGATTGAAAGAGATAAAGAATATAGATTATAATTCAAATTTAATTTTTACGGAACACGAGAATATAATAATGTCAATGAATGAAGATGATGTAACGATGCATCAAAGATTGATATGTAGTGCAGGTATGACATCTGGATCAGATCGTAGGATAAAAGAGAATATAAATAAAATAGAAAATGCGTTAGATAAAATAGATAAATTGAATGGTGTATCATATTATAATAAATTATCAAAATCAAATGAAATAGGTTTAATAGCTCAAGATGTAAAGAAAGTAATACCAGAGGTAGTAGTAGATGGTGATTTGATGGGAATACAATATGGAAATATGATAAGTTTATTGATTGAAGGTATAAAAGAATTACGCAAAGAGATAAAAAATGGATAAAATAAAAGATGCAAAAACGGATTATGTGATAATTAGTAAAGATAAATGTATATTTTGTGATATGGTAAATGAATTATTAGATGATAATTTTATAGATTATACTGTTATAAAGATAGAAACATTAAATGAAGATGAATTAAAAGAAATAAAACCGGAAGAAGCAAGGAAGTATCCGTTTATTTTTAAAAATAAAATATATATTGGTAGTTATAATGAACTTAAAAAAGAGTTAAATAATTAAATAAAGATATGGAGAATTATAGTATATTTGGATCAAATATAGAAAATGATTATTTATTAAAATTGCAAAATAATGAGAGTAATATCAAAATAGATATACATAATAGTGATCATAATTTTACAATAAATTATGTAAATTCGAATGAAATAATAAATAATTATAATACATTGGGATTACAAGATATAACTAAAATAGATGAAAATAATTATATTCATAAGAGTATTTTAAATAGTTGTAATGTAATAATAAAAGGGAAGTATGGTCTTGATGGTAATAATCCAACCGAAAAATATTTTGGTAATTTAAATCAAAATATTTCAGAAAAATTAGAAATAGTAGTGAAATCATCAACATATTTTTTTAATAATTATGATGGAATTGTGAATGAAGATTATCATAAATATAGTTCTTGTAATTTAGTAATAAATGATGAAATATTAAAGAATTATAAATTTTATGATGGTGAATTACAATTAAAAGAATCATTATCAGGTATATTTATATATTTAAAATTTGCTAAAAAACATAATATTATAAAATATAGATTTTTTGAGTATATTGATACAGCATTAGTTTTTCCCCACGAGGTTATTTTTTATCAAGTTTTTGATAAAAATGCATATTTTATTAATAAACAAAAATTTGAAACTAAAAGTGATTTTGATCGTGATTATATTATTGATAATAATGCATATGTATCTGATTCAGTATTAATACAAATCAAATCAGTGTTAATACAAAATATTGATTTATTAAGTGAAATTGATATTCTAATAGGTTCAGAAACAACACAAAGAGATTATGTTAAACAGATAAATGCTAATAATAATAATAAAAGTAATTTTGATTTAAATGTAGCATTTAATGGTATTAATTTATATACAACTAATGAAAGATTAATAAATGAATATGATATTGATATGAATACAAATAGTATTCAAAATGTAAATACATTGTCATTGGATAAATTAATACTTAATAATGTTATATATACGAATATGGTATCAACTGATAATGTATTACAGACAGTAAATGAAGTAATTAGCAATGATCCAACAATAAGGATAGAAATAGTAGATACATATTTAAGTGATGAGGTTGGAATAGATTCTGGTAATTTAACTGAATTGTTAAATACTTCTCGAATAAAAAATATAGAATCAAATTTAAGATCAGACTTAGATAAAAAATATATTCCTTATGTATATTTAAGGGATGATAATATAACTTTAAAGATAGAATATGATTCAAATGTAAATATAAAATATTTATTAAATTTGAATGATTTGGATGATAGTGATAAATTGATGAAACATTCAAATGGTATAATATATAAAGAGAATAAAGTAGATAATTTGGAGATAACGGAGAATTTAAATATTTTAAGTAATTTGAATGTTAATGGTGATATTACAATAAATTCAAATATATTGGAATGGGATAATAATATAGATAAATTTAAACATTCAAATGGAAAGATAATACAAGATGAAGTGATAGATATGTTATCATATGAGCCAAATATGAAAAGTATTAATGGATTAAAGATAAGTTTTGATACAATTTTGGATGCTTTTACATTAACATATAGTAATAATGATAAACCATATTATATACGCCATCCATTTAATTTTATATTAAATGTGGTGAATAGTGGAACAGAAGAGAATGTAGTATCAATATATGAAAACAGTATTTATTCTTTAGATAGTTATGAATGTAATTTAAAAATACAATTTTTGGATTTAATAAGCGAACTTAATTTATATATAAGTTCAAGATTTGGTAATTCTTATAATAATACACAGAATGCAAATCGTGGTAGATTAAGTTTTGTTGAACTTACAAATAGTCCAGAAGATGTAGAAGATAATAGAGATATAAAATTATATTATAGTAATAATGATTCTATAAATTATTATTTAGATTATTATGAATATGAATTATCTGAAAAAGTATTATTAAAAGGAATATCTTTTTATGATATAGATTTTACGGATTATGATAATTTATTAAAAAATTATTATGAAAATATAATATCAAAAATAGATGAAATAACTGATATAACTGATATAACTGATATATATAAATATACGAACAAAAATTATTTATTAGAGTTTGATGTAATTGGATATGATAATGAATGGGAATTAATACAACATATATTATTACCAGAAGAAAGCACATTAAATCAATATAAAATAATAAAAATAATAAGTAAAAAAAAATATTCAAGATATCGTATTGGTTTAAAAGAAGCTAAAAATAAAGCACATCCATTTATAATAAAAGATTTAAAATTTCATATTGAATATAATAAAAACAATAAAAATATATTGTATGAAGGTGATAATATTAATTACAATATAACAAACACATTATCAATAAATAATAGTATAAAATGGAATGATTATTTTAATACGGATGATAAAATAAGAACAAAACTAATAATAAATGAAGATCAACCAAGTATAAGATATTTTAATGATATAACGAATAAAAAAGTTCCATATGCGGTGTGTCATATTAATGAGAATATAGATAATTCAAATTTGGTTGAAAATCATATGTTAAAGTTTGGATTATTAAACATAGATTCTGAGTTACCTTTAGTGGATCATATCGAATATAATTTATCAAAGGATACACCTTCAGTGTATCATTCGTTACATTTAATGAATAATAATTTATATTATAGTCAATCAATAATAAATAATTTTAATGATATTAATAATAGTGATAATTATAATGAATTTTTAATATTAACTGAAAATAAATTAAAAGATAATAATTTAAAAGGATTAGCAAGTATAAATATACCAAAAGAATATTTAAGTAATATTATAAATCATAATGATCATAATATTTCAAATATAAATGGTTTAATTGTAAATCCTATGGTGCGTTTATGTGCGTTTAATAATGAAAAGGGAATAAAGAATTATATGGATATAGGATTAAATAGTAATTTAACATTAGATAATTCATATCGTATAGAGTTACCAGATAATTCTTGTAATATAAATGTAGAAGAAGCGTATTATTTAAAACCGATAGTAGATCATACGGATAAAGTTATAAAAACTGAATGGTCTACATTGGGTAATGAAGTATTTATAAAGAATAATATTTATATGGGAAATCCAGATAATAGTAATATTTTAGATAATTATGTTAATTTTTGTAATATACATCCAACAACAAAAGAAAATACAGAAGAATATTTAACACATATACGTAAATTGATAATAGGATATCCAGATGATTTTACATCAATAAATAAAATAAATAGCAATGTATTAACAATAGGTGGTTCAGTATATGCGACTCACGATGTATCAACAGATTCAGATATTGCATATAAGTATAATTTAGAAAAAATAGAAAATGCAAGATATAAAGTAGAACAATTAAATGGTTATACATTTGATCGTAATGATACAAATGATGATCGTAGATATTGTGGATTAATTGCACAAGAAATAGAGAAAGTTATACCTGAAGTAATTGTTAAGAAGCACGATGGTAAGATGCGTGTGTTGTATAATAATTTAGCAGGATTATTTGTGGAATGTTTTAAAGATTTATATAAAGAAATAGATGAACTTAAAAAGGAGGTTTATAATCATAAAGTTGAACGATAAACTTAGTATTTGTATAAGCCGGAACACTGATTGTTTCACCATTTTCAAGAATATCGCATTCTTTCATACAGGATTCTAATTGATCATTTCTTTCTTTTTTAATATCAATTTTGAGGTTATTAACCATTGTAAAATATTTCCAGCGATAAGATTTAACACTTTTGCCATATAATGGTAAAATAATAGTTTCAGGTTCAGCTTTTTCAGAAGATAACGTTCCAATTATCTGATATTCTATATTTATTAAATTATAATTTGGACTTGAAGAATAATCATCGTAAATTGATGTAGATTCTTTAAGTGTTTCTTGTAATTCTTCATTATTATTTGTATTAGAAGTATTATTTGTATTAGAAGTATTATTTGTATTAGAAGTATTATTTGTATTAGA